GTGAACTGCACACGCTTCACATCGGCCGGAGCAAAGTAAAGCCACTCACCAGTCTCCGTCGCCAGCGGCACAAAGCCGTTAACCAGCTCAGGCTGACGTCGTGACATCTGGCCTGTGAACTCGCCGCCGTCGTTCGTCGTCAGTTTGATGTTGTAGATGTCGGACATGATTACCTCTTTGCCTTGTCGCAGCTGTTGCCCTGCTTCTCAGAAGTGCTTAGCCACTTACGGCTTACCCGTCAGCAAGATGTGATCACCATCCTTGCGGGGTTACACAGATCATTATCGAAGCCCCTCAGTGAAGGGCTTCTGTAATGTCATTCAGCTTTTACAGCTTCGATTCTGAAGCCGTGAATGATGCTGAGGGGTACGCCGTGGGTGTCCAGGCCATTTTTGATAATCAGCACCCCATCACGAATGTCTGGCTCATTGGTGCTTTGCCAGCCGACTTCCTCAGGTGCCTTTCCAGAATCATGCCCATCCTTGGTCAGAAGCATCACCTTCCAGCCTTTGATTAAAGTCCCCATTGCGCTATTTCCCCTGGGTCTGCTTATCCCATTCCTCACGGAACTTGGATGGGTTGTCGAAACCCTGGGTGCATTGATTATTTTGCATGCTGCCTTTCCTCTTCGATTTTTCGGATTGCCGCTTTATCCAGATTGCACTGCCCCAGAGCCGTATAGAGCTGAGCGTTTAACTCCAGACTTGCCTGCCACGTAAACGGAACCGTCATTCCTGGGATCGGTGTATTTGCGGTCAGGTCAGCGCTTATCGGAACCACTGGGGCCGGAACGTAAACTGTCTGCGTATTCCCGCAGGCTGTCAGCAGCGGCAGAAGGAACAAGCTGGTTAGCGCACGGATCGCCTTCAAGCGCCTGCCTGATGTAGACAATGCGCGTCTCGCCTTTTTTGGCCAGTTCGTTCTTTGCATTCTGGGTAGCCTGTGAGATGTCACGGATGAGGTTCATCGTGGTGATCACGTTGTTGGTGATCGCCTCAGATGTGTCGGCCCTGACCGTCGCTTTATCGCGCTGGTCTTTGTAGGTGATGGCGTTGTCGCGGTAATGGTTAATCATCCAGGCCATGGAAACTAGCAGGCAGATAACGACAGCGCAGATGATGGCGGTTAATCGGCTCATTTCTGGCCCCACTCGCAAACTTCACGCTCAATCTCGCGCCGGGTGATCAGCCCCTTCCACTGCTTGCCACCGGCATACGTCCAGCGCTGCAGTTCCTTGCATGCCCCAGGCACGTCTCCGGCGTTCAGCTTTTTCAACAGCGTGGAACTGGCGAAGGCACCAGAGCCAACGTTATAAGTGAAAGAGTAAAGCGCGGCGCGAGTAGGCTCAGGGATGCGAACCTTGATCATCGGGTCGATGGAATTTGCCACCTTTCGCAGATCTGCCTTAAGCAGGTTGTCGCACTCTTTGTCGGTGTAGCGGTGACCGCGGCGAACGTCGGCACCGGTGTGCCCATCGCAAACAGTCCAGACGCCGACAACATCCTGATAGGCGTAATAGCGCCGCCCCTCTAGGCCATCCGCATTACCCAGCATTACTGCAGCAATGGTGATTGCTCCGGATCCGCCAACAATGGCACCCACCAGCTTATTCCTGAGTGTCGGGTTCATCTCGGCTCCTGCTGCGGCGGTTGTCTTCGCGGATCTTGAAATAGAGATTTGTCAGATACGTCAGTACGGCAATGATGATACCCACCAGCACGCCGATAGCGTTCCATTGCTCGGGGCTGTAGGCATTCAGCATGCCGTTGAGGATGCTCCCGGCTGAAGCGCCATAGGCAGCACCAGTGGTTATTTTTTCCATGCGATACATGCTCTCACCTCGCGTAGTTAGCGGGTGCTGTGTGTTTGAAAGGGTCAGGCCTTCTGGCTGAAATTTTACATCAAGGCGTGATGAGGGTGATTTCCGGGGCCTGAAATAGAGAAAGGCCCGCTGAGGCGAGCCTATTAATTAGCAATTAAATGTTGAGGGCTTTTTTTGTTATGAGGGAACCTGCTGCAGCCAGAACTTCGTCGCATCTATCATTAAGTTTCTCTCCAAATAAGATATGCAGATCACCTTCTTTAGCGGCTTTCCTAGCCTCTTCAATCACCGATTTTATCTTCAAATAGTCTGGATCAGAGTCCGGGAAGTCTTGAAGAATTAAAAGAGATAACTTAGATGACTGGTAAGTTATATCACGTCCAATATCAAATAATATTTTCCTCAACTCAGCAATACGACGCTCACCGTCAGAGTTATTAGGACAATCTTCTATTTCCTGAACGATATTTGATATATTGATGATGCGAGACACCAAATTGCTAATCGCATCGCGCAACTCATGCGCCCACAAATTAAAATTGCTTATCTCTATTTGGTATCTAAGCGAAATTTGACTATGCTTTATGGCCCGCCATGCAATCCAGGCTGGAATGGCCCCTGCAATTAGTGACCCCAACACCGAATCCCAACCGAAGCCACTTTCTACAATGATTGCGGGCAACTTACTAATACTTATGGCAGTGGATTCGATAATTGAATCGTTAAAGTAATTAAAAGGTATTCCCAGCCAAGACATGATGTTCTCCTTATTTTTGGAGTATCATATCAAAAAACCCCGCCGGAGCGAGGTTAAAAATTTAGTGTTCAATCAAAGCTATGGCAACGATATCAGATTTACATGAAATGTATGCTATTTAATTGACTTTTGCAATACCCTGCTGCGAAAAAGTCGCTTTTTGTTGTGAACGTGTTCTCACAGTACAACGAAGGGAATCTTCATCAAGCCGCTTAAAGATGACACACATATCCCGCCAGTAGTAGGCATAGTTATGGCACCAGTTATCAGGTTTAACGCCGCAGAGAGCCGCCAAGTCCTGGTGCTGATACACATTCTTACCCGCCAGCTCCGCTTTGACGTCCTGCGCCGCAAGCCAGATAAGCTTCTTCAGTCGCTCCATCGTCTTGCCGGCCACCTTCTTCGCGCCCAGTTGCTCCCGGAAATCTGCCCACGCCCACTGAGTGATCGCCACCTGATGCTCAAAGCTAACGTTCTCGCTGTAATTCCACAACAGCCAAGCTTTCTGGTGGTCTTCCAACGACAGCACAGCCCGGCGCCACGACGCGGTACCGAACTCCACCGGGCTGACCAGCGCGATGGATGAGCCTTTGGCGCGGGACTGGCTGCCGCTCATCGCCGGGCCGTCCGGGTTAACTTTGCGGCCGGTGACCGGGTCGGTGATTTTCTTCCGGCCCCGGCTGCGCGCCGTCGCTGTGAACTGCGCATTTTCGGCGAAAGCTACCAGCTGCCCTTTCGTCGCCCCGCTGAGGTCTGCGGTCGCCACAATGAGCTGCTGACGTACGTATTCCAGTTGCTGACTGTTCATTGTGCTGCTCCTGCTGGGTGATAGATACGAACGAAGTTACGGAGAATGCGGTAATCCACCAGCACGGAGCCCGGGCGGCGATAAATTCTGAGGCGTTGCCAGCGCGCACGCAGTATCTCGATAGTTTCTGGCTTCATGCGCCCTCCAGTTCAGTGATTATCAGTTCAAGCCTGCCGCCTTTGACGATCGGCATTCTCTTCACGCTGTAGTAGTCGACCTGCTGGTCATCGAGCCAGAAGCCGGATTTCGTCAGGGCGTCGAACGCGGCCTTTTGCAGGTTATCCAGGTCCCTGCGGCGGCGATCCGGCATATGGCACTCAATACGGATTTTCACGGGTGTAGCCAGGCCGATATCCAGCATTGAGTCTTTGATGATTCTGGCGACGCTGTCGCGGTACGCCTGCCCTTCTGCGCTGATGTGCGTGCGCCCGCGGTTATGCCGGTAGTAGCAGTTGTTGCTCGGCGGCCATGGGAGGCTGATGCGATATTCATTCATGCTTTTACGAGTCCCTCTTTAAGCCAGATGACCTGCGTGCGAGCCATGCCTTCCAGCGCGCACTCCTTTGCATATTCCGCATCGACCAGGCGTGTTCGGCGATCAATCTCGTCGTGGCAACTGCTGCATGCGATGGTGGCGATCAGGTCAGGCGGCTTGATTCCGGTCCCGCATAGACCAGCAAGACGTATGTGAGCAAGTACTGAAGTTTCAGGATTGCCGTTGCATACGCCGGGGATCCGCACCTGACATTCGCGGCCGCGTGCCGCTTTGCATAAATTAGCCATGCTGCCTCCGTGCCGCGAGACGCAGCCATTTCTGATCCACCAGGCTGGCGGTGTAGCCTTTCAGTGTCGGGATGTCGGACGGCTTAACCGCGGGCTTACGCTTGCGGCGCGCCGGAACGCGGAAGATTTCGTTGGTGATGACGCGGGAAAGTGGAGTAGACATCATGCCTCCTGCTTATCGCGCAGCTGCTGGTACTCGCAGCTCTGCGGAATGGTCAGGTGACAGCCGATGTTCATCGCCCAGGCTTCGACTTTGCACAGGAAGATGTACATTTCGCCGGTTTCCAGCTCTGACGTATGGCGGAGGGATTGGACGGTGGTTACCTCTCCGGACACGACGTCTACCCGGTCCTTGATTTCGTAGCCGAGATAGGTGTGCTTCATCGCGTCTTTGACCCACTCAGGCGTAGCGAAGGTCTTGCCGCGGGCGATGAGATAGTCGCTAATTTCCGTGTACCACATGTGGCTGAGCGCGTTCTGCGACAGGCTGCGCTTCTCGCGCCATGGCTTAACCTGAAGGCGGAAGCATTGCCCGGCATCCAGTAATGGCTGAATCTGCTGGCCGATGGCCGCGAAGTTGCCGCGATGGAGTTTGATACCGTCTACTGGCAGAGTCATACGGCCTCCTTAACGGAAACCGCAGAATGAAGAAAATCGCAGGTGCATTTCTGCATCTGTGACAAGGTGAGGAGTTCAGATTGTGGTCGCATTTAAGTCCCCTTAAATGCGCAGAAGTCATCGAAGTTGTTCAGGCTCCGATGACATGATTATGGCGGGATGATTATGGAAAATCAATTCAATCTAGCGGCTGAATTCCAGATGCAGTAATAACCGCGTCAACAATTTCAGGTGTTAAGTTTACAGGCGGATGCTCAGCTACAGCATAAGTAAGGCCACCGACCATGTATTTTTTAACGACAAATGGTACTTTTTTAGTAGTTCCAGCAACAGGAGCCCTAATTTTTTCAACAAAATCACCATCAATAGTGATCGGTGTGGCTTTGTGCCCAGCTCCGAATAATAGGCAATCAAAACTCATTTCACTTCCTCCTTGTTTAAATAATCGGGATCACTACCTTTCGGTAAAGTTATCGACTTCTCACGATAAAACTTAAGGCGCTCAAGGAAGTAATCACGCAAATGCTCCGGCTGCTCACGCATCACCACTTCAGCGATAACCGGCATATTCAGGCGCTCTTTGTAGGCCACGCCGGAGGCT